TAAGATTATTTTTATTTAACAGAATATAAGATATGTTAAATATACGAGGGTGCCAAAGAGATAATATCCCCCCTAATAAAAACATACCCCAGGGTACTTAAACACACCCCCTTTTATCTAAAAAAGAAAGGCCCCCCTAATATGAATACCCCCCAAGAACGAGCAGACCGTATTGGACCACATCGAGTTGCGTTTGAAAAGAATAAAAAGATTATTCTCAAGACAAGAAATACTTGTGGGATTTGTGGATTACCAGTAGATAAATCGTTGAAGTATCCTCATCCTCTATCACCTGTGATTGACCATATTATTCCAATCAACAGGAACGGTCATCCATCAGATATCAACAATCTGCAGTTAGCTCATTGGCAATGCAACAGACAAAAGTCTGATAAGCTTTATGCTGATGATAAATCAACAAGTACAACTGTTGTTGGAAATAGAAATTTGCCACAATCAAGAGATTGGACAAAATATAAATCTTAATAAAATATAAAATTATTTTTTAAGAAAAAATATAAATTAACAGAATACTAGATTTTTAGAAAAAAGGAAATGTATGAGAAAGTCCTAGTTAAGGATAGGGGGGGATCCCCCTCCCACTAGGCGCTCGAGGCCTTCACGCCGTCACTGTACATTTTTTTTCGCGCCAAATCATCACAATGAAAGGAGAACGGTTTGGAATTAAGAGGAATTGACTATCTCAGGAGGAAGTTGACTCTCTATCAGAGCAGAGTTAATCTGAGGTACAAGCATTATGCAATGAAAAACCATGAATCACCTACAGGAATCACAATTCCTGCATATATCAGGGTGAAATACCAAGCTGTCCTTGGTTGGGCTGCAAAGGGAGTTGATAGTCTTGCAGATCGTTTGATTTTCAGGGAATTTGCTAACGATGATTTTAATGTTACAGAAATCTTTGATCGTAACAATCCTGATATTTTTTTTGATAGTGCCATTTTAGCTGCGCTGATTGGTTCGTGTAGTTTCGTCTACATTTCGAAGGGTGAAGATGATGAGGTGAGGTTGCAAGTCATTGAATCAAGTAATGCAACTGGTGTCATTGATCCTATTACTGGGTTGCTTGTGGAAGGTTATGCGGTGTTGGCTCGTGATGATTACAATCGTCCAACACTTGAAGCCTACTTCGAGCCTAATGCTACTCATTTCATTCCAAAAGATGGTAGACCATACTCGGTTGTGAATGAAACTGGTATCCCTTTGTTGGTTCCAGTCATTCATCGTCCGGATGCGGTTCGTCCTTTTGGTCGCTCGCGAATTACTAGAGCTGGAATGTATTATCAAAAATATGCTAAACGGACATTAGAACGGGCTGACATTACTGCTGAATTCTATTCGTGGCCACAGAAATACATTATCGGTCTGGACCCAGATGCCGAACCGTTAGAAAAGTGGAAGGCAACTGTTTCGAGTTTATTAACTATTTCATCTAGTGACAATGGTGAGAAACCAAGTATCGGACAATTCACTACGGCAAGTATGTCACCATTCACTGAACAGTTAAGGACAGCAGCAGCAGGATTTGCTGGGGAAATGGGCTTGACCTTGGATGACCTTGGTTTTGTATCAGATAATCCGTCATCAGTAGAAGCAATCAAGGCTAGTCATGAGAATCTGAGATTGGCTGGACGTAAGGCTCAGAGATCGCTTGGAGCGGGTTTACTTAACGTAGCTTATGTTGCAGCTTGTTTGCGTGATGAGTTTCATTATGCCAGAAGTCAATTTGTAAGAACTACAGTCAAGTGGGAACCATTGTTTGAAGCGGATGCGAATACCATGACTATGATTGGTGACGGTGTTGTGAAATTGAATCAGGCATTACCTGGTTACATCAATGCAGAAACCATTCGAGACCTTACTGGTATCGCCGGAGACATGTCTGCTAAGCCTGCTGTAGACATTCCACAAACATCATCTGATGCAGAAACTGGAGCAGATAAACAGAAAAATAGAATTATTTCAACCTATGAAATTACTTCTCTTTTAAGTAATTACCAAAAAGGTGTTTTATCGAAAGAAAATGGTATTTCTTTATTAGTCTCAACAGGAATAAACCCTACTGAAGCTGAAGAAATGTTGAACAAAACAAAAGTTTTGGAGCAAGTAGATGAATGATGAGATTGATGTACTACCTAAACTTCTTCAAGAAGTAAAAAAAGAATTTGAGCTTTCTTATCGAGAGAGCGAGATTATCAGAAATGCTTTTGCAACGTTGGAAGCCAAAAAAGCAACCTACAAAACAGCTAATGAGTTTGCGATTGAAATTGGTGAAATTCTTTCTAAGGCTCTAGGAGCCTATATAAGCGCTGATAAACTACCAAACGGTAAAATGTATTACAATATCGCTCAGCGCTTGCTGACGGACGTGCTAGGACGAAATCACGAGATTGTGAGTGGTTATGCTAGCGATGTTCAGAAGAATTTGAACGATAAGGCGAAAATAGGTCTAAAAGTTCAAGTCCCTAAATTGAATCAGGATCGAATCGCTGGTATTGTCAATCGCTTTTCGTCTGAAGATAACTTTGAAGATGTCAGTTGGTTGCTTGGTGAACCTATTGTGAACTTCACCCAGTCCATTATTGATGATAGCATTAGGAAGAATGCAGAGTTTCATGCTAAAACGGGAATGACTCCAACAATTAGTAGGCACTCTACTGGACGTTGTTGCAAATGGTGTGATAGTTTAGTAGGAAATTATATATATGGTGAAGAACCAAATAATTTCTACAGAAGACATCAGCATTGTAATTGTGTAATTGACTATCATCCTAAAAATGGTAAGGTTCAAAATTCTTGGACTAAAAAAATCAGAAATGAGAGTTCAAATGAATTAGAAATTCGTAAGCAAATGAATATTGATGTGCGTGATAATAATCGCAAAGCAGATATTCAGGAATACAAGAAAATAGTTGATGTTTTAGGAGTTCAAAATGCTCCTATTTCACTAGCAAAGTTTCAGGATTTGAAGTATAATGGTGGTGAGGGATATGAACGGTTAAAAGATGTAGTTTATATCCGGGAAAAGTTCAAAAATGGCACTTGGCTCGATAAAATCAATCCAGAAAAACAAGCTAGGCATATTCAATCAACATCATTGACTGGAAAGAGCTATTTTTATGATCATGTAGATGTCAATGCTTTGTACGATAAGTACAAGATGACAGGTTTTTTAGAAACTAGTAGAAATGGAGATCAAACTAGCAATGAAAAGGTTGATTTGTTTGAAGATAAGCCACTAGGAATTGATGTTTATACTGGTAAGCAAGTAAATGCTATGACAATCAAATATAGTAAAACTGGCGCACACTTGATACCGACATACTACGAAAGGGGAGACTGATGGAACTTAGAAAATTTAATAACAAGGTTGTCAGAATCACCGATATTGATAACCAGACATTCGAAGGCCTCTGTCTTTATGAGGACAAGGATGTCTATGATGAAGAATTTGATGGGTTGTCTGTTAAGTCAGGAACCCGATGGACAAAACTCTTTGAGGATGAAATCAAGGAAGTTGAAATTATAGTATAAGCACGTTGACAGTGGTCAAGGTGCTTTTTATGTATTAAAAAAGGATTAAGATGTATCAAATTTATAAGTTTAAAATATGGTTTATCCAAACTTTTCTTTGTGTGCATGATTACAGATCGAGAGAATACGGTATTGAACATGCTATTTTTGCGACCTGTAAAAAATGCGGTAAATTTACGAACAAAATCTAGCAAGGAGGTGATCTAATATCTCCCAGCGATAGGGTTATCATGCGATGACGATTGAAAGGAAAGTGGAATGGCGAGGAAGAAACTTGGCAATCAGAATCCTACTCAATCGGTGATTTTAAAATACGTCAAGAAAAATTCAAGAGCTAAAGAAGCGATTGAACTTTACGAACGGACTGGTCTTTCTTGCTATGCTTGGCAGAAAAATCTGCTATTGCCTTTAATGGCAGTAGATAAAAACGGACTATGGGTACACCAAAAATTTGGCTACTCTATACCTCGTCGTAATGGTAAATCAGAAATCCTCTATATAGCTGAAATTTGGGCGCTTCATAAAGGATTGAACATTCTGCATACAGCGCATAGAATTTCTACATCTCATGCCTCTTTTGAAAAAGTTAAACGATACCTTGAGAAAATGGGGTATGTGGATGGTGAGGATTTCAATTCCATTCGAGCTAAGGGTCAAGAAAGAATTGAGCTATATTCAACAGGTGGTGTTGTCCAATTCCGTACCAGAACATCAAATGGTGGTCTTGGTGAAGGTTTTGATATGATGATCATTGACGAGGCCCAGGAGTACACGACTGAGCAAGAATCTGCCTTGAAATACACGGTAACGGATAGTGAGAATCCTATCACAATCATGTGTGGAACACCTCCGACACCAGTTTCAAGTGGTACGGTCTTTACTAAGTACCGTGAGGCTTGCCTTTTCGGAAAAGGGAAGTATTCTGGCTGGGCTGAGTGGTCGGTTTCTGATGAAAAGGAAATTGACGATGTGGAAGCCTGGTACAATTCAAATCCATCTATGGGTTACCATTTAAATGAGCGTAAGATTGAAGCAGAGCTTGGTGAGGATAAGTTGGACCATAATATCCAGCGTTTGGGATTCTGGCCAACATACAATCAGAAATCTGCTATCTCTGAAACTGAGTGGAATGAGCTCAAGGTGGATGATGTTCCAGAATTATCTGGCAAGCTATCTGTTGGTATTAAGTATGGTCAAGATGGAACGAACGTGGCATTAAGCATTGCTGCACGGACCAAGGATGGCCGTTACTTTGTTGAAACAGTGGACTGTCAGTCTGTTCGTAATGGTAATGAGTGGATGGTCGCTTTTCTGAGACAAGCTGATGTGGCTCAGATTGTCATAGATGGCGCAAGTGGTCAAAAAATCTTGGACGAAGAGTTGAAGGACTACAGAATCAAGAATGTGATTCTGCCGACGGTGAAAGAAATCATCGTGGCCAACGCTCTTTGGGAACAGGGAATTTACCAGAAGACCATCTGTCACGCAGGCCAACCATCTCTATCAAAAGTAGCTACAAACTGCGATAAGCGGAATATTGGCTCAAACGGTGGCTTTGGTTATCGATCGCACTTTGACGATATGGATATTTCTTTGATGGATAGTGCTTTGCTTGCGCACTGGGCTTGTGCTACGACTAAGCCTAAGAAAAAGCAAAAAATCAGTTATTAAAATAAGCGGTCTTGTGACTGCTTTTTTTGATGCCCAAAATTACCGAACTGCCGGGAAAGCAGGAGAAAGGAGACATGAGAATGTCAGATTTTAAACCAATCACTACACAAGAAGAATTTGATGCTGCTATTAAGGGGCGCTTATCTCGAGAAAAAGAGAAGTATGGCGACTATGACCAGCTCAAGTCTCGTATTGCAGAATTGGAAGAAGAAAATGTTGGCTTGAAGTCAACAATTGAAGCTAGTAATCAAAGTAAGGCAGAT